CCCACTTGGGCAAAGCATCGAGAACCGCACTCAGCCCATACCTTCCACACAGTTCCGCCAACTTCTCGCCGGTCTTCGCTCCGAGCTTCCCTTTCGCTCCTGTCTGCTCACGGAAAACGGTTTTGAAGGTCTTTACGTCTGCGCTGGTAAGCTGCGCTACGCTATCTTCTACTTGACCTTCTTCTTCCTCTTTAACTTCAACTTCAGGGGTTCCTGTGGGTTCCCTTTGGGTTACAGGTCTGTTACCCGCGGGTTCCAGTTCTGTTTCCCGTAGGCGCGTTTTCTGGTCCACCCAGGTATCCCGTCTAAGTCCCTCCCCGATGTACGCGCCACCCAGTTCCGGAGGGTGTACGGGATGCTCAATCCGTGCGTTTTTGTCTCCCCTAAGTTCTTGATAATCATGGAAATCAGCAATATGCACGTACTCCCTTCCATCTGCTGTATAAACGAAAAGCAGCTTCTTCTCGAGTAGCTCTTCGAGGGCTTTCGACGTCTTCTCTGGGCTCGCGCCATCCTTCTCGTCCATGCAGATTGCGTGAACCTTTGACGCCTTCCGCCAGAAATTTCCGTTGTCGTCGGCCTTTGTGATGATGCGAACCCACAGCGCCTCTGCGTACAAACTGACTGAATTCACCTTCCGAGACTCGCAAATCCGGTCGTAGATCATCCTTTTTCCCGCCACCGCGGCCCCCTGAATCGAGAAATTACTGACTAAGTTCCCTTGCTAAATCCCACAAAAGACCGTCCAGCTCGACCTGTTTTTCCCTTGAAAGCTCCTTTTCGATGTCCTCAAAGAGGGTTCGAAGCCATTTGTAGTGGTAGTCCTGCTCGATCGCTCTTTCCTTGTTTCCAGCGCAACTCTCCTTAATATTCACCGTGTCCTCCATGTTCAGGCCTCCAAGGGTGGGTTCGTGAACCGTCCAACCATGGCCGTCCGGTCCCACCCCGTACCGGATCCGGCAGTTCTCGTGGGTGAAACAGCGGGAAAGCATCAGACTTCTGGCTCTACCCTAACTTGGTCGGCAAATGGTGCCTCTTCAATCGCCCTGCTGTCGGGAATCTGTTCAATGACCCTAGCCCTGGTTGACAGGTTCTGGACCCCTTCGAATGGCCATAACGAATTTATGACGCTGGAAATTGCCTGAATCTCAGACTCCGCCTCGACCTTCGCCGAGAATGACACCGATATGCGATACTTGTGTTTCACTGCTTTCTCCTTTCTAAACCTTTAGGTTCGGGGCGGCCGGCCCAGGCCTTAACCGCCCCACGCCTGCCCCTCGGCGTTCTCGGCCAAGGGAGGGCAATCTCCTCACTGCCGCCGTACCGCCCAATCGGCACCTTCGGTAACCTCTTGCTTCGTCAGGTGCCATCCTCGGCAAATCTTGCAGCGGTACGGCCTGAGCAGTTCTGGCGCATCTGGAGACCGCATTCTCCGCACCGCAACGAGGAGTGCCACCAGTCTGCTGGGGTATCGGCACTTCCCGTCGCACTGTGGCATCTCACCGCCCCGAGGCTTTCACGAAGGTGATGCGCTGCTGGACGCTCTCGGGCTTCGCTGGTACGATCTTTTCCGGTTGCGCCTTCACGACAACGCGCTTAACGTTCGCTATCCAATCGCCAAACACCACACTGTCTCCGCCATCGGCAACGAGTGCTTTCACCTGTGCTTTCACCTCATCGTCCAATTCCTCGTATTCCTTCGCCAGCGGCTTGAGCTCGTTCAGGCGATCGGTTTTGGCGGATAGTTCGCTTGCCATTTCGTCCGTGAGCACCTTCGCCGCAATCCCAAAATTCAACTCCGGCAGGCACACGTTGAAGAATTCGCACTCGGAACACAGGTCCGGTGTACTGATCTTCATGGACGCATCGGGCATCTGGCCGATCTGGACCAGGTGGTTCACCTTCTCGGCCTTTTTGAGCATCTTCTCGGCGGTCCGTAGCTCGTCATCTCCCAACGAAAACTCGATAACCTTGATTTGTCCGGTGGATTTGTTCTTAAGAATCAGCCAGTAGCGGTCCACTTCGCGCAGCACCATGTACAGGCAAACCTGCGCATACCACTTCTGGATGAATGACCATCTGTGCGCCTTCAAATCCTCAACACTGTCGATGCTGGTGTAGGTGAAGGGAGAACAGGATTTGATTTCCGCGTACACACTCCGCCGAACGCCAATTTTGCGGATCTTCAAATCTTGCCGGCCGGTGATCTGGAACTTCGGCCACGCCATCTGGCCTTCCGCTCCTTCAACCTCGTAACCCATCTCGAGCAGGTCGCGCTTGATGGCCCGGGCCTGGTCATTCCCCTCGGCAAAAATCATGCCGAGGGATTCCTTTAGCGGGCGCCGATCCTGCGGCGGCACGATGCGGTTGTAAACTGCATAGGCTTCGCACTCGTGCGCGAGTGCAGTAACCCAATTCGATGTGGCCATGGAAGAACGCTCACGACCACGCTTGAGGGCCTTGTAGTCCTCGACCAACTTTTCGGCACTTAGCTGGTCGAGGACCGGTTCTGCTGTAACTGACATGGAATTCTCCTTTCAGAACGGAATGTCCTCGTCCACGGCCTCGTATGGCGGAGGCACCGGCTCTCCCGTTGTCGCGTCCCACGCATTGCGGCCAATCTGCGTTGCGCCAACGATGGAATGTAGCGGTCTTTCTCCCTGCTTTGTTTCGACCACAAAATCGCAGAACTGGCCCTTTGCTCCCTTGATAAGTTCGAACACGCGCTCCGGGCCCTCCATCGTTTCGATCTCGGAATTCTTGAAGCAGAAAAGAAAGTGACCGTTCTGGACAACCTCCAAGAATGGCTTGCCGCCGCCCTTGCCGTCCTTTGGCTTCGTGGTTTTTTCGCGGACTTCGCTGATAATTCCCTTCCCGATGGGGAGTTCTTTGTCTGCGGGTATCTGCGCTTTTGGCACTCCTGATAAGGGGGCGGGCGCAGCGGCGGTATTGCTAGGGGTAGCCGCCGCGCCCTTGTTTGGGGAAGAATTCTGGGGTTTCTGACTGGATTGCTGCGGAGTACTCCTTGGAGCTTTTTTGTCGCTGCTGGCAAAGTCAACCCTGGATCCGGCCTGTGCGATCCTGAAGCCAACAGCTTGCAATTCCTTCAGCGATGGCTTTAGGCCGGCGTCATCAACGATGTGATTCCAGAGATTCGTGATCGCTGCTTGTTTGACCGCGGGAATGTCCACTTCCGAAAGGGGCAGGTAGTATGTCGTTTTCTCGGCCGTAACACGCTTGTTTTCTGAAACGCAGATGGCCTTTCGATCTTCCCACTTGATCTCGGCGCCGCACTCCGCGCACGTCCACTTGGTCCTCTTGGCAAAGAAGTCGTCGTAGGTCGAACGATTGCCCATGGTCCGGTAGTAGCGGCCGTCCGGCGTGAACCATGTGGCCCAAACTTCAAAATCAATGTACGGACCTTCCACTCCGTCGTACCGCTTTTCTACGATGGCGTTGTCTGGCTGAACCGTGATACCGGCCCAGGAGAGAATCTGCTTGCATGCCTGCTTTGTGAGGTGGATGTTCTCCTTCCCTTCCTCACCAAACAGAGCTACATCCGAAGGATCGATGTTCGCAGCGATCAGCTTGAGGATGCCTTTTCGGAACGCAATCTGCCTTTCGGCCTTGGCGAGCTTTTGCTCGACCGTCTCATCTGAAAAACTTGCGACCGCACTTGCGACCGCAGTCGGCGGTGCGCTAACGATTGCCTTAGACTCTGCTGGCGCCCCATGTCCGTTCACCTTTCCTTCAACGGATTCGTTGCCCATATACGTGCTCCTTTCGCCTTGTCCTACTGCAGCAACCTGCGGAGTACCGGAACGACATACACAAGAACCGGTATCCACATCGAAACGCAAACCGCAATGCACGCAGCCCATACGCCGCCACGGACCACTGGATTGCACTCACGCCCGTAGTCGGAGAACTCCAGATCCTCGTTTCTCATATCGGCCTCCTTCTGCGACCCTGAACCCCACCCTCGCCATCCGCGCCCACTGCTCAACTTGTTGCCGGCGCTCCATTGCCAGCGCAACTCGGGATGGCGGTACCTCGATCGCTGACCAATCGAAACAATCAGGACACTCGAGTCCCATCCGTCCGTCTGGCCCGCGGCGCAATAATGAACGCTTCGTGTGTAGGCAGAAACCAAAAAGCAATTTCATGAGCCTCAACATATTCACCGCCCCCTTCCTACCGTCCGAGTAGTACGGCCAGCACGCAAACAACAAGCGCAACCGTGAGACAAACCCCGGAAATGAAACCGGCACAGAACTCGTTGCACCGACTCCTCATGCAGCCGCCTTCTGGCGTTTCAATTCCGCGTGCGCCAACCGCCGCAGCCACTCCGAGGAAGTCGCACCCTCGCGCCTGGCTGCGCGCTCAAACTCGTGCTTCTCTTCCCGCGTAACCCGCACTCCGATCTGTTCTGTCTTGCGTACTTTGTTTGTAATACTGGATGCCATGCGTTATGTGTAGCACATGCTATACGTTTGTCAAGTACTTTTTTTGCGGTGAACGTATGGCGTTCGCCTTACGTTCACCATTGACAGAGGTAGGCTACCGTGGGATATATGCCGCGCTTCCAGGGGCCGCTAACCCGTGGAAGTGGATTCCGCGCTGAAAGAAAGGAACACAAGTGGCTCTGCAAACTAAGGGGAAACCCAGAAAGAAGCGACCGACGATGTTCGGTTTCGACCTTCCCACCACATGGAAACTCGCATTCAAGGATGACGTTCTTCCAAACTATCCGCGCCAAACAATGGCATCTCTCGCGCGACGCATCATTCAGGATGTAGTAATTTGCTTCTTGTCGGAACAACAGCTGCGCGAACGCGGTCTTCTGGCTCCATTCGAGTCCCCGGGGAAGCCGGATGCTCTAATCTTCGCCATCAGAAAGTGGCAAGACATAAGGAGAATAGAAAATGACGATGGGCCCCCAGCACCTCTCAGTAGTAAGACAGCAAAATCGGGCGGCGCAAGGACATTCACGTGGCTGTACACGCCGAGCGTTGTGCGCGCGTCAACGTGGCGGAGCTGCGCTTGCGCTTCCTGGGGCGCCGCTCCGTTGTAGAGAAGAAGTGTCGCGTGGGTATGCCGGAAGGCGTGGAACCCGCATCGCGGAATATTGAGTTTGTCGAGGATGGGCACGAGTGCCTGTCTCACGACGTTCTCCGCTATGAAGAAATGCCCGCGGCGATTGAGGAAGAGCCACTCGCTTTTCAGTGTCGAGATGTGCTCGCGCACGATGCGAGCCAGCGCGTCGGGCACTGGTAGGACTGCATGGCTCCTTGAAGTTTTTGGAGTAGAGAGCTTCCCGCGCCACACTGAACGTCGTATGGTCAACAGGTTTTTCTCGAAGTCGAAGTCACCAACCTGCAACGCCAGTATTTCTCCAGCGCGCAACCCGGCCATGGCGGCGATGGCGAACATCACGCGGTACTGCCCCTTGGCCATGGCGATGATTGACCGCGCCTGGTCGGCGGTGAATGACGGCGGTTCTTTGGAAATGCTGCGTTCTGGAAGGACTAGCTTTCTAAAGTTCAGGCCCTCGCAGAGATAGCCCCAATTTTGGGCGGTCTTGAGCATTGACGAGAGCGTGCCAAGCACGTTTAACAGCGTCTTTCTCGAAACGGTTCCCGAGAGCCGCGTCACGAAAGATTGCTGATTCTCTACGCCGAGCTCGTTCAGTCGGATATTGCCGAGGATGGGAAGAATCTGGATTTTAAGATGTGACTCGGCCGCGTGGATGGTTGAAGGCTTCCGCTTGGAGAGCACTTCTTTTCTCCACCTCTCCGCGAATTCCTCGAGTGTTGCTACGCGACCGGGACGATACGCAATAGAGTTGACCGGCGCCAAAATTACCTCAAGCCGGCGATGAGCGAGCCGTGCCGTCGGAAGTTCCCTCCTTGTGCCAAGGAACACCGATCGGCGAACCCGCACTTCCCTGCCGTCTTGGCCGATCACGCTTTCACGATAACGCCCGTACCAGTTCTGCCCCTTCAGAATGACACTTCCCCTTTGATAACGCTTTCTGGCCAACAGGCCCCCTTTGCCTGTTGAACAGTTGCCCGCTGGGAGTGTAGCAGACTCAGGCAAAGGAAAGAACCTCTTGGCTGAGCCGCTTGGCAGCGATCTCGCAGTACTTCTCTTCAATTTCGATCCCGATAGCGCGACGGCCCTTTCCTTTCGCTGCCAGGAGAGTTGTGCCGCTTCCCGCGAACGGGTCAAGAATCGTATCCTTCGCCTCACTCCACCAACGCACTAGCCAGCCAACGTGATTGATTCTCCGCGGACATGGATGCAGTTCTACCTCTTGCCCAACGGGGCTTGAGTCCATAAAGCGGCTGGGAATTACATGCTGGCCTTCGATTGATGTTGGCGGCTCACCGAACAGATAGGCTACGTCACCGGTATGAAGCAGGCGGCCCTTATAGCCAACACGAGCAAACTCCAGCCAGCAAACGCGAAAGAATTTCCAGCGCGCCCCGAGCGCAGACAGGAAACGCGGGTCAGTATCGCAGCCAAGCTGAATCGCAAGCCGCTTTGCAAAAAGTAATTCGCTTGCTTCTTTCAAAAGACTCACGGGGTCATCCCATCCCGCGAGCTCGACCGATGCATTCGGCCAAACGGGGTCAGTAATCACAGTGTCATAGCCGCGCAGAGAAATGAGCACTTCTCTGCAATCCCCGTGGTAAATCGTGATGCCGGCGTGCTCGTAATATGGTTTCATCGCGTTCGCCGCCATGCCTCAACGAGACTCACGATGCTTCCGGCAAGAAAGCAAAGGCTCCCCAGGATGTACAGGGCGTAGATGATGAACTGGGTTCTCATTCCGTTCCTCATCAGTATTTGTCCCAGATGTTGCCCAAAATTTCTTTCTGTCGTTCACTCAACCTGCGATTCCGCTCCCACTGGTCGTTGACCGATTCGACAAAGCTTTTTTCCCAAGCCGTCAGGCGGCGTTCGTCTATGAGATTGTCAAGAATGTAATCGATTGCATCATTCGTCAGTTCTTCAGGCTTCATCGCCTCGCTCCCCACGGTTCTCTAAACTCATAGCGGCACCTGCTTGGCGATGAACTCGGCGTAGGCGGGCGGAACGGCTTCTCGTAATTCGTCGCGTTCCATCCAATCAATACCCAGCGCTCGTTTGTAGTCCTGAACCGAAAAATTGGTTCCGTGCGTATGTCCAGTCCATCCGGCTACGCAAACAATTTCTTTCCGCAGTACGGCTCCTCGTTTATGCGTACGGTGCGGGGGAACGAGAACGCCGATGTTGTTTTCGAAGTAGCGGTGCCTGAAAAGCGGCAATCCGAACATCGTCCCGCACAATCGAACAGAACCCGCTAAAAGCGGGGCGCCTACAACGTTTTCAATAACGTAGTGGCATCCGGTTTGGACCAAGCGTTGGCGCAATGCTGGGATTTGATTCTCGTATTTCCAGCCCTGTCTTCTCCTAGCGACACCCGCCACAGAAAAGGCTTTGCAACTCGGACTCGCCCAGATGAAGTCATAGCCTTCAAGCGGGAACGTCATCGCGTCGGCCTGAATGAAGCGGAACGGGTAGCGCGGCTGAGGCCTGATGTCCACGCCGATTTCGGCGTCAGGCCATGCGCGATGCAGGCCCATCGCTGCACCGCCAGCGCCGCAGAACAAGTCAAGAACCCTCACGCTCGCAACTCCTTCCGGCACATTCCAGCGCCGCGTATGTCCCATTGTCATGGCTGACAGGGGCATTCTGGTGCATGACCTGACCGCACTTGGAGCACCGCTTCCCGGGAACCTTCGCCCGGATCGACTGTTTTCTTTCCCGGTTGTCGGCATTCGCGCACGCCCGATCGCAGAAACGTCGCCGGTAGTCCACGCTCCCATCAGGAAGCAGCAAGGGCTTTGTGCAGTAGCTACAATGACGCATATTCCTACGCCCCTTCCGCCATACCGCGCTTCATGCAACGCTCCTGCGAATCGCTTCAAGGTCCACTTCACCGTTCAAGTACTCAAACAGACGCTTTGTTTGAGCATCCAACGACGCCGACGCATCCCACGCCGCCGCCCAAATCGCCGTCCTCGCCGACCGCGACGCATCCCACGCCGCCCACGCCGCCCACGCCGCCCCCCTCGCCACATCCCACGCCGCCCACGCCGCCGCGTTGGCCGCCGCCAATTCTTCTTCGCTAGCCAAACCAAACGCAAATCTGCGCGACACGCGAATCGCATTGACGCTGCGCTCATCTTTAGCCAAGTGCACAACACTCTCGGCGCGATCGCATGCGAAAAGCCTCTCGATCTGTTTGTTCCATTTCAATCTACGGACCAATCTAGCCTGCTCCACTACACCCTTGCCGTTCTCCCAGATTTGCGCTCCACGCACTTCCACCTCAAAGATGGCGGGGCCGAGCCAATCAATCAGTTGCTCTGGTTTCAGAACGTGATACCCGCGCTTGCATGGCAAAAGGTCCTTAATGGGCGTCATCCATTTACCAGGTTCGTTGCCGTTAGGAAGGTGCCACTTGCCTTTCCCGCCCCAAAACGGAGTTCCGTCCTCGTTCAGCACCTTATACAGCATTACTTGAGCGCCTCCACTCCCGCTGATAGTCGGCCGCGAAGTACGCTAGGTGTATAGCATCTGCACTACATATTGTCAATCACCACGTTTGGTATTTGTTATGACGGTCGTAAAACCCGCGATCAAAGTAGGGAAGCCATTCGGCCCGAAAGCGGTTGATCTCCCCCGTGTCCGCTTGGTGAAAGTCCACGATCGAGACGCCGACCATGGCTTGCAGTTTCTTGCGCCGCATCCAAGACGTCTGGTCCTGGCAGCATCCTGTCTGAATGACGTGTACCTCGCGTGGATAGCCGTGCTCCCACTTGTGATAGTGGCCGAAGAAGACCACATGAGGCTTCTCGCCGCCTTGGTAGGACTCAACGATCTTCTGTGTGGTGTACGAAATCGCGTAGGCCGTACCGCCGCCCGGGTGAACCACCCTCATCCATGCGTGCCCGTTCTTGGCCTTGAAATGAATGTCGCGCTCGATGTGCCCGATCCACTTTAAGTCCCGCCGGCCAGCCGCTACAGCTGACTCCTGCATCCTGGCGCCGACATTTATTCCCTCGCGCTGTATCCACCACCCTTCGTGGTCCTCTCCCGTGATGAACAGCGTCTCGATGCCCTTCTTGTATGGGTACTCGTTAACAAGGTACTCGCACTGCGCCTCGAATCCGCTGCGCACGACAAGCTCGTGTCGGTTGAATCGGCATTCGCCCTCGACAATGTTTCCTGTGTGAAGGATCGTCTTGATGCCTTCTTGTTCAAAAATGTCGTAGGCCGATCGGAGCACGTCCAGCCTTGCGTACTTCGAGCACAGATGCGTGTCGCCAAGCACGCCAAATTTGTAACGGCGGCCATCGAAGAAGTCCTTGGAGTTGACGACAAGGGGCGGTGAGGAAGGAATCTCCGACTGAAGGGACACTTCGCCGTACTGGACCTGGATGTTATAGCCTTCCAGTTTGAGCCTATCGACAATCCGCTGCGCCACCTTTGGCGGCTGCTCGAGTTCATCGGCCAGTTGTACGATGGTGAGATTCTTGCGCCGGAGCAGCTCTCTCGCCCTCTTTTGGACCTTCTCGCCCAGCGAAACTTGCTTTGCCGCAGCGATCACCTGACTGGCTTTCATGCGAGAACCTCCTTATGCCTGCGAAGTGCTGTAATCGTTTTTCGGCTCCCCCACACGAGCTGCCGGCGTGGAAATCGCACTGTGGCTTTGTATGGGGAGAGCTGCTGGTAACCGGAATAATTGCTGATGAGGCTCTCGCGGGTGTAGCCGCTCCTCGCGCAGAGCTCCCGCGTGGTCAGCAGGTCGCCCAATTTCATCTTCTCGAGGATTCCTATTATGCGTAGGACGGCGATTGGTACGGGCTTTGCAAGAGGCTTACCGTTCAGCTTGAACGAGTTCTTTGGCATGGCTTACCTCTTCCAGCATTCCAGCTAAGAGCGTCAGGTAGGTGATGGCGTCAATGATTCGCCCACGGGTAGTCTCGGTTGAGAACGTGCGGCCCGTGACGATGCGCGACTCGATGCTGTCCAGATGTTTGGCGAGATATACATAGAGAACGTGTTCGCGGGTGATGCCTAAGCGTTGCGCCAACCGGTTGAAATTCCCGAAGCGGTCCACTCCGTTGGCGTATTCCTTTCCCTTGGTTCTTGCCATTCCCTTCACTTCTTCAAGCAGACTTTCCTGAAACGCGTTGAATTGTTCGAACGTCACTGGCCCTCCTTGATATTCACCAAATCCAAGACCACGCCCGTTTCGGAGAACATCTGCTTGGTGAGTTCGAAATCCGCGAGCCACCGCGGATTGTCGCTGTACGGTGCGACGCAACGGGTGATGCCTGCCTGGATTACCATTCCCGCGCATGGTGCGCAGGACATGAACGGCCATGTGTATAGGGTGCATCCGGTAAGGTCGCGTCGGGCAAAGATGATGGCGTTTCGCTCGCAGTGAACCACGAGCTTGTATTTGAGTTCCCTGTTGTTCCACCGCTCCGGCGAATCCCCGACGCCGCGTGCAAAACCGTTGTAACCGACCGAAACCACGAACCCCTTGTGGTCAACGATCACCGCTCCGGTCTTCGTGCTCGGATCCTTGCTCCATTCAGAAATGAACCTCGCCATCTCCAAATATCGAAGGTCTATCCTTTGCTGCCGTTCTTGCACAAAACCTCCTACCTGTACTTGGACACCCGGGCCAGAACCTCGCTCGCGTAATTCGGATTGCCACCGCCGTTCCAGGCCTGCAGCCCGCGAGCAACATCGCCGCCGGCATGGTCAATCTTCCATTTCAGGTGTGCGCAACCCCATGGCACTCCGATTTCCGGATCGCACAGCGCCGCCAGGTCGCCATCGTAGCCGCGCTCGCGCGCACTCTCCCCCATAAGCTGCATCAATCCCCAACTGATTGACCTAGCCCACTCCTCCGTGGGGGTCTTGTGAAGTGGCCGCACGTACTTCTCGTCAAATGCGGGTTCCGCGCGAATTGCCCATGGGTTCCATTCGGATTCTTGCTCGATCACTGCGCAAACTAGCGCGGGGTCCAGTCCGTACCGTGGTGCCGTCGCCTTCACGTAAGCGATTAGGTCATTCGGTGCCATGACTTCCCGTTGGAGTTCAAGTCAATCCAGCGAACGGGCGGCGGGTCTTCCAGTTCGATGCCGTTTGCCTGGGCTATTTGCTTCATGCCGTGATAGATGTGCGGCAAATGATTTGTCGCCATGTCGCGCACGAAAGCGCGATTGATTTCATCATCGCGGATACGCCGATAAATCCAGCGCAGAAAGACGACCGCTTGGACCACTACAGCCAAACCGCCTACTACGTAGTAAGTATTCATGCATGGTTACTCCATGAAGAGGCGCGGGCCGCCCAAGCGGCTCCGAAGTACCGAACCACCGCCTCCGAGGTACGGAGAAATCCTTGGAATTCCTGGAACCCCGAGAATTGGATTAACAGGACGAACTGGTGCTGGTGGCGGCGTCACCCTGGGGAAGTTGTTCGGATTCCCCGCGTCAAATGTCGGTTGAGTGCCACCCTGATAAGTGGTCGGCATGGAGAAAGTGCCTCCGCTGCCCAGTGGCATGGAGCCGGGAAACATCTTTGGTTGTGTGGAAGAGCACATGAAACCCCCTAAACCTTTAGAGCTTCGCTTTTTGTTTGTCTTTTCCTGATTCTTCTAACGGCGGACAATTGCCGCCATGAAAGACCTTGCGGAAAAACACCCCATCCTCTGCGGTTCGCTGGTCCTGCTCGCGTTTATCGCGCTGCTCGCTCCGCAAGTCTCACTGCTTCATCTTGTATGGTATTGCGCCGAAGCCCTTTTGATTGCCTTGGCCTGCGGCGCCGCTGCCACGATTGTCTATGGTGTGGTAACGGCGGCAGGTGCGGCTGGGCGCAAAGGTATCTTGGCCGTTCTGACCTTCTTCAAGCGTTCCGCCAAAATCTGATCGCCGGCAGTGTCGTGTGCGTCGCGGTAGGCTTGCCGGACCGCATCCTCTGCCGCTTCCACCTTCTCTTGGTCGGTCATCGCTTTGTACTCAGGCGAGCTGAACGTCTGGCTTAGGTAGGACCGCAAATACGCTCCGCGTACCTTCTGATAGCGGTCGCGCTCCTCGGGTGTCAGCGTTATCTTGTAATTGTCCACGACCAGATGCTTTCCGGCGAAGCCGATATTCTTCATGCCGAGCTTCTCGAGGCGGTCAAGTTCGGCATCAATGCTGCTCTGGGGCTTGGCAGTTGCAAGCCCGCCAGGGACAAGGGCCGCGAATCCCTTTGTTCCCTGCTTCTCGGTGGGGCGCCCAAGCACGTCGAGCTTCGGGGCCACTGATTTGTTAATTACCGGAATGCCGGAAATAATCCGCTGATACATATCTTGGGGATTTCGCACCGTGGGATCGATCGCATCGTTGACCGTGCGCAGCGCGGATTCCA